CGTATATCATAGAAGTGATCAGTAATGCGAGGAAATATACCTTTAGTTTTTTGAGAGAAAAGTTTCTTTGCTCTTGTTACACATATCTCGTTTTTATTACACCACTTAGTAAATTCATTCACAGTCATCTCTATATCTTTGTTATTGACTGTCTTTATGTAAACTTTATCTTTATCGGTACCAACAATACTCCCTACTTTAGTTTCAGGGCTCAAGTTAAGAGTTACCATCACACTCGGATATAGAGAATTAGCATCAAAAGAAATTACATTATCTTGAAAACCTCGTTGCGGTTCTCCTACATATGCGCCTTCATATTTTTCCGTTCTATCGTCACCCTTAACAAATGTAGGAATAACTCTCGGGGGGTCTTGTTTGCGTGCTTCTACTATTGCTCTACCATTAACAGTACTGATAGTACCTAACGCAGCATTGAAAGGAGTCAAACCAATATAAGAAAGCATTCTCGCTAGATCCATATACATTAACTTTTCATCAAGCCTCACTAGCAAGCGTACGTCATGAATATTGTAATCGACAAACTTTTTCCAATCATTAATAGATAGTTCTGCTAGGTTAGTATCCCCAATATCTACCTTGTTCTCTCCGAGTTCTATATGAGCTATGTTATCTAGCTTATAACTATCTCTCATACCCATGCTGAAGGTTTTATATACATCGAGATAATCAAGCATAGATACCCCTTCTACAACATACTTAGCTGTTTGTTGACCAAAATTACCCCTATATACTCGTTGATAAATAGGTTTCATTATTTCGTCATGTACAGGAGAGAACAGCCTTGTTGCATCTTCCCCAAGGATATTACGCACCCGGTTAATAACATATGGAATATCAAAAATTTCACTATTCCATCCTGACAAAATATCTGGTCTATCGTTACAGTAATGATCTAAAAACCGTTGAAGTAGTTCCCCTTCTGACTTACAATGATAGTAAGTTACGTCGTCTGCTTCTGGTTCATATGGATTAATGCCCCATGTATAATACCGTTCATGTACAGTATCATAAATTGTAATAACATTAATCATATGACTTGCTTCTTCAGGCTTAGGAAACTCGTCGGGGGAATATGTTTCAATATCGAAAAACCATATCTTTAACGGGAATTGTTGAAACTCATCTGTCTCATTTACTTCCCAAAACCGATCAACTAGGAATTGCTGATAGGGGGATATGTTTTCATATATTCGATGATCGTTGAGATCTTCTATCTTTTTTCTTCTATCTAACTCACTTGTAGCAAAATGCTTTCTGAGTTTTGTACCGTAAAGAGAAATACCGTCAGGTCTATTGTTGTTCGTCTCGCTATAAAAATAAGGTCGATAAGGACAATCTGTTTCAATTCGATTACCCTCTTCATCCCAAGTATATAAGCGCATGACACGCTGATTCGGTATGTAAGCTAGATTCCTATACACTCCTTATAGTATAGGTGAAAATTAAATATTAATCAACTGATTCCGTTGCGGAGGTTTAATAATTTCCGTTGCTTATCTGCATATGGAAAGGCATATAGTTCTCTGTATTCGTCGATGTTATCCTCCATCCACCTCTTATTCATATACTCTCTGGCGCGTTTACATTCTTTAGCGTATCGTTTGTGATCGTTTGTGATAGCTTCGATTTTAGCGATAAGATCATCTCCAGTTTTAAATTTATGAAAAGCCGCTTCATAAGTACATAAGTCCTGCATTACACTTGGTATACCGAATGCACATGCTTCAATAAACTTAAGATCGCTTTTAGCTTTATTAAAATTGCTATCCTCTAAAGGAGCATAAAATACTGTTGCATTAAGCTTACTGACTGCTGACGGGTAGTCTACCAAATTGGACCATTCATGAAATTCGATCTTACCATCTTTAACCAAATCTCTCAGAGAGAGTGGAAAACCACCAACAAAAACCCACTGAAATTTATCAACAGTTTTTCTAATTACATCATTTACATGAAAGAAATCGTCTCTTTGTTTTATTCTATTATCAATGTCAAAGTGTGCACCACTACCACAATAAACTATACGAGGTTTCTTTTTGTATTTTTGGTAGTTTTCTTTTATTGTACTTAGATCATAATAACGATCCATCCAGAATCGTGGGATAAAATTCGGTATTACTGTTATATTTTTATTACCAGTTTTTTCCGTATAATAATCTTTCATGAAGTTGTTTGTAACTGTTATCTCGTCACAAAGCTGCATGATTTCCATACTAGTTTTTCTTATAGCGGGATCTTCAAACGCAAATTTAAATTTATTATAATCTGGTATGTCTTCTTTAAAAATTAAATCGTCAATTTCATATATAATATTGAACTTAAACTCTTCTTGTACTCCTTTAAGCCACTTTATAAATTTTAATTGTTGTTCCGTAGCTTGTCTCTGAATACGTATAGTTGTTAAACCACTGTAAAAATTTTTATCTCCAATCATTACTGTACCGCCTTGTATATTTGCCTTACCGTAACAATTAAGAAGTTTTTCTGGCCATATCATTCGCCAATGACCACACCCTGAGTAGTCAGCATAAAAATTTAAAGATCTAGGTAAATCTGGAAGCTCGTGTGCAGGTTTTTTTGGTTGTATAACCGGTTGTGTTCTCTGTACGTTAAGAAGAGGATTGACAGTAGGTGCTGGTGCAAATGGCAGTCTACTTTGTTGTACTCCAAACGGTGTAATCATTATATAAATTTATTAGTTTTCGTCTACAAAATCCACTCTGGTTGTTATTCCGTTTTGCTTTTGTAGAGTTATAACTTCTCCAGTAGCTGCTTTTGCAGATTCTTTACGATGGGAAATAATGTAAATATTTTCTTTATATTCTTCGACTCGTTCATTGAGAAGATTAAGTACTAATTCAACACCCTTCTCATCTAATGAACTATCTAACAGCTCATCAAATATAACAATGTTGTATGCTACTTCTCCTTGTAGTCGTCTCATATCCATGAATGTAAACAAAATGGCTAAGTCAATGTTTTTGCGCTCGGCTCCTGAAAAATTAAAGTAAGAACAATTCTCACCCTTTTCGTTAATTATTTTTTCCTCGAATAATTCATTAAAAGAACACAAACAATTAGCGTCCATTTTTTGTAAGTAATATGCTAACCGATTATTTAAAACATCAAGTATTTTCTTTACAATAAACGATTTGACGCCTTCTTCTGAAAGAATGTACTTCACTACATTTAAGACCTCGAGATCGTTGTGTATGTCGTTAGTATTTTTTTCTAGTTCTTCAACTTCAATAAATTTATTTTTTATCTTAGACTCAAGATCTTGTATCTCAACACTTGTTTCCTTCTCTTCTAATGCTTTAAGATTATTGTTATTAGAGTCTAAATCACTATTTAAATTTTTAATATAAGATTTAGCTAATTTATTATTATTAGCAGTGTTTTTTACATTAGAAATATAAACGCTTATTTTATCCTTAACGTCGAGATTGTCTTTTTTAAGACCTTTAAGACTCTTTACCTGTTTTTTTAAGCTTTCAATATCTTCTGTTCTATTGAGAATATCTTTATTAAGTTTTTCTTTCTCTAAATGTATATGCTCTCTATCATTACTTGTAATTTCATGTAAGCATGTCGGGCAAACAGCCTTTTCTGTACCGATATTATCTAGTTGTTTTTGATAAAACGAAATTTCTGTATCGTGTCTTGTAATATTAGTTTTAACATCGGAAATTTTAGAGGAAATATCTTCTAACTTTTCATTTATTTGAATAATTTTTTCTTTTGTTCGCTCAACTAACTCTCTATCGATAGGTTCTATTTTGTTTTTGTTTTCCTCTATCTCTTTTTCAATTACGGAAATACGATTTAATATTTTTTCTTTTTGTTCAACAACACTGTTAACAATATTGTCTTTTTGTTCCTTTAAGAGAGTTAAAATATTATTTGAGTGGTCATAATCTTTATGAGCATGTTCATATTTTTTCTGTACATCATTATATTCTGATCGTGCTCTATTAAGCATTTCTGAAAATATCTCTAAGTTCAGAATACCTTCTATAAATTTTCGTTTTTCTACTTTACGTTGAGCCATGAATGGTAAAGTAGTATTAAGAGACATTATAACACAATTTTGAAAAACTTCGGGTGATCCTGAAACAATATTCTTAATTTTTTTGTTTGTATTTGGTATAGTACTTTCTGTGAGATCAACATCATCGACAAACAAATAGCATTTTGTGGGTTTTAATTTTCTAACAATTTTATATTGTTTAATCTCATTGTTTTCATTAACAGAAAAATTCAATTGTACAACTGTATTTTTCTTATTAATTGTGTTTACGATGAAGTCTTTAGATAACTCTCTAATAGTCTCTCCAAAGATCGCAAAATGTATTGCATCAGCAATTGTAGATTTACCGACGCCATTGCGTCTGTCTTGCTTATCTTTGTTTATACCGGTAATGATATTAAGACCTTGTTTAAAATCTATCTCTACTTCATCATTACCGATGGATAGAAAGTTTTTAATTTTTATTGTATTAAAATTTACAAACTTCATACAAACTGATTATATAAACTAATAGTTTTTTTCGTTACTGCGAGTTTATTCTCTACATCTAACGAATCTATATATTCTACGATACATTCCTTTATATTCAAATCTCCTAAATCGTTGGAAATAGATATATTATCTCCTAAAGTTAGTTTATGTAAATAGTCTGTTGTAAGTGCGAAGGGACCCTCGTAATTAATTGAGCTAATAATTTTATCTAATAAATTAATTTTTATTTCTTTATCAATTATAATCTTAATAGATAAGTTTGACCAGCCTTTATTCTTAGCTATTGTTTGAAGATCTTCAAGCTCTGATAATGTTACCTTTACATGTATTGGAGATACGTTATTTTCATAAAAATCGTATGTGATGTTTTCTTTTTCAAAATCTAAAACGTAATAACCTTTTTGATCTTTAATATCATTGAAATCCATTTCAAATGGATTACCAGCGTATATAATTGTACCGTTTTCAAACTTACGTTGCTGTCTTTTGTGAAAATGACCGGTAAAAATCAATTTAGATTTTTTGAGAATATCGTGCGATTTCATTCCCTCTTCACAGATTTTATGATTATTGAAGTTAAAGTTTTCTAACTCGAAATGTCCAACCACAATATCACAGTCAGTTGGTACATCATCTATAGATGTACCCCACGGACAAAAACCAACCTGCTTACTCGCAAGATTAAAAGCAGTTGGATCATCAAATACTTTGATATTTTTTCTATTATTAAGAATAGATAAGGAATGTACTGTAGCATTATCTTTATAATAAGCATCATGATTTCCTGGTATCATATACAGCTCAAACTCATCAAATAAATCTAAAAGTTTATCTGTAAAGTGTAGAGTTTTTACATTAATTTCATCTCTGTAGTGAAATAAATCTCCACCAAAAATAATTTTATTAATATTTTTCTTTTTGAGCTCTGATGTAAACCACTTTGCCCATTTATAAGTTACATCTAACCAGCGCTC